AGCCGAAGTGTTGTTTTCAGGAAAGAACGCATGCCATGGCAGAATTAACTTACAACTGTCTGGCATCCATGCAACCATTTCATGATCCATTGGACCGGGTTCTTTCATAATATCCTTCTTTAAAACTGGACAATACGATAAGAATACAACACTTTCTTTGAGTCTCCCTACTGCTTGTTCGATAGTTTGGGCTCTCTGTTTTTGAGTACCTGGAAGTGGACTTATCCAGGACTCTGCCCAATCTACCTTTTCTTTATCCCGCTCATCGATTTCTTTTTGGGAAGCAGGGTTAATGTTACCCTGAGGCACAAAGCCACGTTCGTAGTACTTTTTGACTAGTATAACAATACCTAGCATCATGCTAGCCGTAATGCCACCAATCAAAATTGTGCGACGTGTCTTTTCTAAAATCGATTCTCGCATAGTGGAATAAACATGTCCACGTTCTCGAAAACTTTCCACAACTTCAACCTCAATTTCCTTGAGGATTTTCAATGTTATGGTCCAATACATAATCAGGACCAACAACATTGGTGGAAAGAATAGCGAAACGAAAAGCAACACAATTGATATTAGTATTGACTGTCCGATAACGCTGACCAGACGCCTATCCCCAAACACATCTCGTGCAAGGGTAGCGGCGCCTTGAAGAATCGTTCCATCACAAACGCTGAACACACGTTCGCCCAACCAATAATACAAATGGGCGTTACGTGTCTCATATACCTGACAAAGATCCTCCAACGAAAGCATGTCCATTTTGTCAATCGCTCTACGTGTTTTACTTTTCACGCAGGCTAGTGTGCTAGAGAACGCATCTCGAACACCGGATTGGACATCCATCGGAGGGGGAATTGACATGATTGGAGGGTTACAAAGACACAAAGCTTTACATACTTGCTGTGGGCGCTTGCATCCCTCACAAAGAGTCAACGTTCTATTTCGGTGATTTTCAAGATAGATATCTTGATTCTTCTTATGCAAAAGAGCACGAATAATGACGAAATCGATTAGCTCATATACATTAAGCTTCTTCGTTGGTTTTCCGTTGTATTCGAAATAACTCTTGATTACTCTGGTCTTTGGTGGACCATCGTAGTCGACTTCAACATATTCGTACACATCAAAGTCTTGCACATCTTGGATTTCCGGGAGTTCCAATACACCATCGGCATTAGTATAATGTGCATTAACCCGTTCAGGGTCAATTCGTGTGCACTTTTTGCCATCTACGTCAGTCGCTTGAAACTCTGGGCGAACAGACATAGTGATGTGAACTCCAAATCGTCTAAGGATAGATGCAGCAGCATTCGTATAGTCTTCCACATCCAAATCCTCAACGTTGGTAGTACACCCGAAAACTTGCACAAGCAATGGAACAATTCCTTTAAGCTCCACATCTGCTTTCAAAGCAGTCTCGGGTTGATTGTTGACAAAACGAATAATTTGCCATAATGGCGATTCATGCACGAAATCTTTCTTCGTGTTTACAGCATCATCCAAGATTGCTGCATTATGATCGGATCTATAATTTGAATCAAACTTGTCATTTCCTGACAGAAAACAAATAACTTCATCCGAAGCATCTAAATCATACGCTTTGAGGACCGCGCGAACAAGGATGTTCATAATCAATGATTTTCCTACACCTGAGGAACCATCAATCTTGATGCCAAATGGGCACATCCGTTGCGCATCGCCTAATTTAATTCCTCGAAAGGTTTCGCGCACTTTCGTTAGGCGAACGAGGTCTTTTTCCACTGAAACTCTTTGTGGGCCCCGTGGCATGGCACGATACAAAGCATCATATGACCGATGTGCTTTTTCTACGCGCCGTAGATAATCATTGTCAGCCAAGCCGGTAAATTCCTTAAGACGACCTGCTCGAACATGTTGTAGACTCGTCTCCAAAAATATGAGTTCAGTCTCCATGTCGAGGGTCTCCTCGGCTGGTTGAACAAACAGGGAATGCCAATCTCCTGTCTTGAAAAAGGTGATGCCTGCCTCGAGTGTATATTTCAACACTTCTAAAACGGCATCAAGTAGGTCCTTGGCATTCAGAAACCTACTTTGAACAATACCGGAAAAGATCCGAACTTTTCCGACCGTCCAATCGAACTTGTCAGAAGAACACACACCTGCACTAACTAATGCAGTACATAGCAAGCAGATGTGCTTCTTCAATGGGTGATCTCGAATGAGACTCCAATTTTCAGAAATGGAATTTAATGCATCAAGCAAGTAACTCACACTTCCTGACTGGGCGTCACAATCGTCGTTGCGAGTCACCGTGTTACAGCCAGGTAAGTCATCCATCTCCTGTAGATTGGTTTGGCTCAAGAGCGAGGACAAAAAATCTTTAGCACGAAGTGCAACAGAACTTCCTGTCATATCGTTCAAGAATAATGTAATTTGTGCGAGTGCCTGAGGAACATCACTCGCTTTGGATAGTAAGTAAACGGAGAGAACCACCCTCTCAACATACGCAATTGTTGCTGGGGGGAAGTTGTCAAAACTTCTTGTAATTCTGTACAAATCGGATAATACAGTTGAAGGAAGTCCCGACTGTGGACCATGCTTTTCCATAAAAGCTTTTTCATGTGCCGTCCATTCTTTCTTGGAATACTTGGCAACAAGCTTTGGAATATCTTTCTCTTCGCGTTTCTTTTTTTGGCTCAAGTAACGTGCTCTATTACTTGTTTTTGGCGTTGCGGACAGCTCTTCGTCTGTCCATTGTGTGTTAGCTGAGCTAGAAGCTGTCAAACCACTAGCATCCTGTCTTTTTTGTTGACTTTCCTCAGTACTTTCCCTATTTGGTAACTTTGTCATGGGGGGGGGTTTTGGTAGTAAAGACTTTATCAACTTGAGCATCGATAAGCTAACAAAACAATATTTTAATACCTACGTATGTTAATAAACTGTCGCGCACTCGACGGTGTGCAGCGACTGAGCTCCTGGTATCTGAGATCCCTTTTTTACGGGGTGAACACGATTAACAGAGCGATGGCTACTCTGCCGAACCAGTTTAGCATATTTATCAGCGCACAAATGGTACCTAAATCAAACAATGGTTCTCGCTACATGTGTTGAAATATTTACAGCTATCCGGTGAAGGGACTGCGAATACTGTCTTGGTCACAGGCACAATAGAGGTTGTATGCATGCTCGGGTTACGAACCAATGCATCAACTTATTGTTCAAACCTGGATTTTCCAATAATCTAAACACATAGAAGAATTACACTGCAATCAATTAGTCGACTAGGCAAAAATGTTGATTGCGCAAATCTGTCTTTTGAATCTGGTATGTGACAACCCAGAAACTAGACTAAATGACCGCTATTTATATAATGGCGCTGCAAAGCGCCGGTGAGTGCCTAAATTAATAGGCCACGGACTCCCTCAGTAAAAGTTCTTGAGGTTTACCGTCGTTTGATGGTATTGACCAATTGTCCTTGGTCACAAATGGTGCTACACTATCGTAGTAGCCAACGTATGAATAAAGAATAAGGCATAAAATGATGGTACAATCAAATTTGTACATCATAAATACGACTATAATCTAGAGAAACGAGGGGGATCGAAATTCCCAACATTACATCTGATTCAATAGTACGTACGAGAGTTAGTATATCAACCCTCAATGATGGTGGCGTCTGAGCCACAATTACTAAAATGATTGTCCCGCGATTCTACGCG